GCGCGACGAACGGTCCCGGAGAACTCGCAAGCAACAAGAACCCGCATCACTGCACCCCCTCAATCTTCATCCCGACCAACACGACGCGCTTGCCGTCAGGCAGCGCCTCCCAGTGTTTGACCTGGATCGCATCGCCCTTATCGGGCTTGACGTTCAGGACGGTCTCGCCGGCGCGATTGACGTAGCCGCCGGTCACCGTGGCGTTGAAGCGGGTCATGCGTGTTGCTCCCAAGAGAACGAGCGGGGCGGCGTTGGCGGGGTTCGGAACATGATCTGGCCGTTCCAGCGGCGGGCATCAGCCTTGCGCTCACCGAGTTCGCCGAGGCGGTGCAGTTTGCCCATCGCGGCGTTGCGGGTGACGCCGAGGTATCCGGCAGCCTGAGCCGCAGACTTGCCTTCGCGCCACAGCGTCAGCAGGACGCCGACGCGGTCCTCGGTCCAGCCGCTCACACCGACACCCGTTCGGCGACCCAGGCGCGCAGCTCGGGCGACATCGTGTAGGAGCCGGTCCCATAGGCGTTCGAGATGCGGCCGGGCGCATTGAACTCCTGCAGCCGGCGGCGGAGTTGCGACAGGCACACCTTGACGCTGGCCAGATCGGGGCCGTCACCGTTGGCGTGCTCAAACACGTTGAGGTACAGCGCCGTCGTCGTGACGGGCCGTGTCGCATTCATCAGGACGGCGAGCGTGCGGGCCTGCTTGGGCGAGATGCCGAAAGCATGGCGCAGTTGGTCGTGTGTCTCGACAGTCCCGGTCACGCCGTTCAGGCGCTCACGCAGATCACGCACCTGCTCCTGCAGGTCTTCATACGTCGGCGTCATGCCGCTTGCTCCTGTGAATCTGAAAATCTGCGGCCAACAATATTGAACCACTTGCCGTTCTTCCGGACCCCGATGAACCGGGGCGGCGTCAACTCTGCCCACCGCGCCAAAGCCTCTTCGACGCACGACGGCACCGGCGTCAGCCCGCCATGCGCGGCCCACCACTTCTCAGCGCGGTATCTGCCCGGACCCCCATGCTCAAAAAGCACCCACTCCGGATACGACATCAGCCCCGCCGAATAGGTCACGCGCAGACTGTCCGGCGACCCGGCCTTGACGTGCCGACGCGCCATCCAGGTGACGACCGCGATCTCCTCGGGCGGCTGGCTTTTCAAATCCCGGCTCAGGATCGCGACGTCGTCCGCCTCCGCATCGTGCCGGGCCTTGTCCAGCGTCCATTCGTGGCCGCAGAAAGCGCAGGTTTGGGCGTTGAGCGCGGCGAGGGACTTGCAGGAGGGGCACTCCTTGGCGCGGATGTCGGAGATCTTCGCCGCGTCAGGCGCACCCTTCTTGCCGGGGCGTCGATCGACGGTGAGCGTGTCGACGGGGCCTAGCCGACGTATGGTCCCCGTGTAGTCGAGCACCAAACAGTCAGCCTTGCCGTCCGCCAGCCGAGTGCCCCGGCCCAGCATCTGGACGAGCAGGCCGGGCGAGAGCGTCGGACGCAGCAGCGCGATCATGTCGAGGCCAGGGGCATCGAAGCCGGTCGTCAGGACGTTGCAGTTCGTGAGGCAGCGCAGTCGCCCGGCACGGAAGTCGTCGATGAACCGGGCCCGGTCGCCAGGGTGCGTCTCGCCCGAGATGACCTCGCAGGACACGCCCTGACGCTGGAACTCGTCGCGGACATGGTGCGCGTGCTTCACGCCGGCGCAGAACGCCAGCCACGAGCGCCGCGACTGCCCGTACTCGATGATCTCCGACACGGCGGCACGGGTGATCGCGTCATCATCCGCCGCGGCCTCGAGCGCACCGGAGACGAACTCCCCGCCCCGCTTGGCCACGGACGAGACGTCGATCTCCATCGCCCCACGCTTGGACACCAGCGGCGACAGCCAGCCGTCGTCGATGCCCTTGCCGATGCCGTAGGAGAAGACGATCTCGTCGAACAGACGCCCCTGCCCGTCGTCGAGCCGACCGGAGTCCATGCGGAACGGCGTGGCGGTGAAGCCTGCGACGCGCAGGTCGGGCCGCATCTCGCGCAGGCCGTCCAGCAGATGCCGGTACATGCCCTCGCCTGCCGACGGGACCAGATGCGCCTCGTCGATCAGGACCAGGTCGAACGCGCCGAGCTCCTTCGCGCGGCGGTACACCGACTGTATGCTGGCGAAGATGATTCGCTGCGAGGTGTCGCGACGACCAAGGCCGGCGGAGTAGATGCCGACAGGGGCAGCGGGCCACAGGGAGAGCAGCGCCTTGGCATTTTGCGCGACAAGCTCCCTGACGTGCACCAGCATCAGCACGCGCATTTGGGGATAGGCCCCCATGAGACGCTGCGTCAGGTCGCCGATCGTGATCGACTTGCCGAGGCCGGTCGCCATGTCGACGAGCGGGTTGCCGCCGCCCGATGACCAGTAGGAGAGGACGGAGTCGATGGCTTGGGTCTGGTAGGGGCGGAGTTGGGTCACGACACCGCCTCCATCACTGCCGCTATGAAGCCTTCGGCCGCCGGCGCGACGATGGCATTGCCGTAACCGCGCAGTCGTCCCACTCGGGCGGCAGCCCCATGAGCCAGCGGGAATGTGCCGGGTTCAACTGGCCGCCACCGTCCATCCCGGCAGTGGAGCCAGTCAACAGCTCCCCAGTGACCGTTAGTCGGACCGGGCCGCAGGCTTTCGCCATGATTCCGAGCTTCTTGTGCAGGCCCCCCAGATTCGGGTTGCGGTCCTTGGCCGCCGCCTGCCGCGCCTCCCATTGTTCTAGGGTCTCGTTGCTGTTCACCGTGTCCGACGCACTGGTGGTCGGCCACCCCGCACAGTCCGCGACCAGCCCCAGCGTCACCTGCACCTTGCGTCCGTCCGGCGTCTGTCCCTGCGGTGTCGTGCCCGGCGGAAACGTCTGACCGCCCGACGGTGTCGAGGGAGTCGGCCAGCCTGCCTGCTTCGCTTCCAACACCAGACACGCGCAGCCGTGCTTCGTCCCGTGCAGCGCCTTCTGCGTCTCCGACCGGCCCGAGGTGTCGTGCGCCTGCGGCGTCGTCCACCCCTTCTCCGGCCACACCAACCCACCACAACCGCTGTCGGATATGCGGCGCGCCGAAGCCCGCAGCGCAGGTATCGATCGCCCCGACGGCGTAGCCCGTTCCTTCCAGGTCAGCGTGTACAAGGTCGAGCCAACCGAGGCCGTCCTTTGACGCAACCTGCTCGCCAAGGACGAGGTCAGGGCGGCACTGCTCGATGAGATGATGGAATGCGGGCCATAGGTGCCGCTCGTCATCGAACCCGCCGCCTTTGCCTGCCGCGCTGAAAGGTTGGCACGGGCAGGAACCCGTCCAGATCGGGCGATCGTCCGGCCATCCGGCAAGACGCAGGGCGTGTGACCATACGCCGATACCGGCGAAGAAATGACACTGGGTGAAGGAGGCGACGTATTCGGGTTCAAGGTCACGGATGTCTCTTTCGTCCACGACGCCCGGCGCGATGTGCCCGGCGATGATGAGTTGGCGCAGCCAAGCCGCCGCGTTCTTGTCGATTTCATTGTAGAGCGCGGTCACGACACCACCCCGCCGCAGTCCACCCACACATCGCCGCTCGCCAGCCGGTACGTGACGCGCTCGTTCTCGTAGTCGACGTCGGTCTGCTCGCCGGGGATGGTCGTCGGGTTGAACAGGTGCTGCGGACAGCCCACCTTCTGCTCGTCGAGCGTCAGGTCACGGTTCCAGCGGCTGCAGCTCCACCGCGCGTCGCCGTCCAGATGCGCAGTCGAGTGAAGGCACGACCGACACGACCGCGCCGGCATGAGCCCGTCATTCGGCGCGCAGCCGTAGCCCGCTTTCAGGAAATAGACCGGGCAGGAACAGGCCGGGCGCCGGTCGGAGGTGACGATGCGCTCGGCGCGGGTCATGAGCGCGGTTGCGGCGAGGGCGTCGTACTCGATGCGCTCGACGTACAGGCTGTCGTCGTTCTTGTTGACGGCCAGATACAGAGCGCGCGTCAGGCCCTGACAGTGCAGATACACCTGAACCTGGGCGAAGTGCTCCGGCTTGCCGTCGCGCACACAGTCAGCCTTCAGCAGCGCCTTGAACGCGCGGTCGTTCATGCTCTTGGCCTCGAAGACGTGCGCGGTCTTCGGCGCCTCGGGCACGCCCATAACCTTGCCGTCGGTGCGCCCGGACGCATGCCCGCCTGCGAACACGATGCGCCATTGCTCGCCCGTCGCCGGGTCGACGTCGTCGACGATCATGCCGGCGTCGCGCAGCCTCTGAACGAGACGCGTTTCCCAGTGTTCGCCGGTCTCGAAAATCGAGAGCTTCTGGGCGTCAAAAATCTCAGCGGGGAACAGCCAGCGAAACTTGTCCCATTGCATTTTTTCGCAAGAGCCAAGCCCCGAGGCTGCAAGCCTGGGATGCTGTTCTCTCCGCTGTTTCTGTTCGAGCGCAGCAAAGATCGCGCGAGCGGTCGGAGGGGTCGTTTCAGGCAGCGCGACCATGTGCGCCTCCCGCTTCTGGACGCGAGCAAGCGAACGCTCCGTGCAGGCGCTGTCGTGCCGCACTCACGGCAATCTCGGCAGCGTCAACGGTGTCGTGATACCCGAGCCACTGGTAGCGGCCACGCGCGGCGATGTAGGCTTTCCAGCGGCCTGTCTTGCAGCACAGCGAGACGCCCTTGGCGCCGCTCGTGTTGCGGCGGCTCAGGCAACTGTTGTGAATGTTCTCGGAGTAATCGGCGCAGCGAAGATTGCTGAAGCGGTTGTTCATGCCGTCGCCGTCGGCGTGGTCAATGAGGCTTGGCGGATCTTCGCCAGTCATCATTTTCCAAGCTAGGCGGTGCGCGGGATACCGCTTCCCGTCGAGCATGATCGACAGGTAGCCTTTGTCGGTCACGGTTCCCGCCGGCGATCCGGCGACAGCGAACTTCCACTGCTTCGTGACCAGCCAGGTGAACGCGCCGGTCTCAGGCTCGTAGGCCAGAAGCTGCCGGAGATACCCGACGGGGGGAAGTGGTTTGGGAGTGATGCAGGAAACCTCAGCCACAGGTCACCTGCGGGCATGAGGGACAGCCGCACTTGCAGGGGCGCTTGGCGCGCTCCTCACGCGCCTCTTGCTCGCACGTCCAGACCTCAGCCGGGGTCATGTCGCCATGCTCCGACCAGTGGTCGTCGGCCTCGTCCTCGGTCATTTGCCGTCCCATCACACCTCTCCCCGATAAGCACGGTCGAGCAGGCGTTGTGCGGCGCTGATCTCGAGGCGACCGGCGGTCTTGAACCCGCCCTCGAACTCGGTTTTGGCTTGGCGAACGATCTCGGCCACCTGGGTGAGCAGGTCGACCTCGGACGCCTGTCGGCCATCGACAGGGCGCAGTTGTTCGTTCATCGTCAGGGTCTCCTGCGATGCTGTTGGAAGACAGCGGGTTGGAAGGGTCGCCGGACGGGACGGAGTTGGAAGCTAGCCCCGTCCGGCGATGTTCAGGTTAGGCAGCCTTCTGGCCCCACGGCGTCTTCGCCGCGCCGGCAGCCGGAGCAGCGGTCGCGGGTCCGGCAGCGCCAACTGCCGAGCCGACGGGCGCGTACCGGGTGACCTTGTTCTTGGGCCCGTAGCCGTTCTGCGCCGGCTCAGTGCGGACGCGGATCATCACCGGCTTGAACTCGATCTGGTCCGAGTTGGTGACGGCGCCCTTGTGGCCGACCGCCGCGGCGATTTCCTTGACCGCGCGAGTGGCGATCTCCTGCGTCTGCGGATTCGGGTGCACGATGTTCTGCCCGTCCCAGATGCGCCGCTTGGCGTACTGGCCGTCGAGGATTTCCCAGGTGAAGACCGCGCGCTGTTTGACGCCGCCGTCCTTCACCGTGTGGACGGTCTCGATGATGTGGGCGATCACGTCACAGTCGGGGATCGGATCGAAGTCACCGCCTTCGCGGTCAGGGACGCTGTCAACGTCGATGTTGAGGGCAACCATGTTGGAAGTCTCCTTTCGGGAGGGTTAGGCCGCTTGCGCAGCCGGGGTCTCGACCGCGCCAACGGCCGATTGGGGGAAGAAGGGGGCGAGAGCGGTGAAGCCCTCGCCGCGCTTGAACATGATCCGGGCCGGCATGTTGTACCGGTTGCCAGCGGTGAACGCGGGCTTGCCCTCGGTGTAGATCCAGCGCGTGTCGCCACCGTCAGCGCGGGCGCGTTCGCCTTTGCCCTCGGTCTTGATCGTCACGTCCTTCTTGACCAGCAGGATGGCGTCGACCTCGCGCTTCAGCAGGGCCTCGGCCCGCTTGTGCAGGTCGATGTCGTAGCGGCTGTAGGACTGGGTCTCGGGGTCATCGAAGCGGCTGATGATCGCGTGACCGACCAGCACGACGGCCATGCCGCGCTCGTTGCGCAGATAGTTCAGGCCGTCGAGCACCTGGAGCCAGAGATTGTCGGCCTCGATGTAGCCCTTGCCGTAGCCGCCGCCTGCCAGCTCGATCGACTTGACGTTCGAGTCGCGGCAGACCTTGTCCCAGACCAGCTTCTGCAGGGCGGAGACGCTGTCGAGCACGACCGTCTGGAAATCATGCGCCTCAGTGGCGAGCGAGGTGATCGCCTCGACCACGCTCTCGAACGTGTCCAGCGTGCCAAAGCTGTCGAGCACGAGGTCGCCGCTCTCGCCGCGCTCCGTCTGCAGGAACACCGGCGCCGGGAACTCGGCGGCGAGCGTCGTCTTGCCCATCTTCTCGGGCCCATAGATCAGCAGCCGGGGCGGCTGATCGGCGCGGACCTTGCGCAGTGAAGCCAAACTAATCGCCACAATCTTCTCCTTCAGGCGCGTCGATGAACCAGCCGCCGGTCGCGCCGTCCTTGTGCGGGTGGAAGTTCAGGGTGAGCGGTTCCGCCGGTCGCACCATGATGCGCGCGCGCGGTGTGCGGTGATTGCCTTGCGGCATCCACGCCAGCACCAGGCCGGTCACGAAACGGTCGTCGTCGATCACCTTGCAGGACACGAGCAGGTCGATGGCCGCCTTGGCGGTGTTGTCCAGATCGGCACGCAGGCTCGCGCGCTCCACGCCCATGACGATCACTACCCTGCCCGGCACCCGGTCGCAGCCGTCGCGCGTCATCTGCTCGCGCACCGTCCAGCCAGCCTCAGCCAGCCATGCCTTGTAGGCCGGCGTCTTGAAGCGACCGCGGACGCTGTTCGAGAACAGGTTGTTCACGCTAGGCGGCGCTGGAATGACGAGGGTGGTGCAGGCGGAAGCGCCGGGGATCGATGCTCCCGCCTGCTGGCGCACCCCAGACACGGAAACCGCGCCGGGATTGTTGAGGGCCGCGTAGTCAGCGGCCTCTGCGATTGGGCAAATACGCGCGGCGCTCACAGCGACACCTGCTCGAGCACCGCAATGGTCTCGTCCGGCAGGTTCGCGATCGGTCCGATCTTGCGGCCCGTGGCACGGAATATGCGGAGGGCGAGCTTCTGATTCGGGACGCGGCGACCGTTGGCAATGTCATAGGCATAGCCACCACGGGCGACGCCGCTGTCCTGCAAC